CCTGTAAGTTCTACAGGGTTTCCGCTTATCGCTGTAGCACGAATAATCTCCCTTACAGTGTAAAATGCGTCACTAGGTTTGAATATTCTGTCTTTAGGGTACTCAATAACCGACTCTACACCAAAGAGGACTCTCATCAAGTATTTGAATGACCTTGATGTACCCTTAGAAGCATAAAAGTCCTTAAGACGCTTAGTAACTGTTGATTGTTGAATAGCAGGGTCAAACTTAGAGGGGAATGACTCAGCAAACTGATCTCTGAACCTTTGTAGTAAGAATAGAGGTAAAAGGTTGTTTAGGTTGACTACTGTAGCACCAAAAGCATGAGTAGCTGCCACTGAGGTGCTAAACGTATACTCTGATATCTGACCAATCTTGGTAGTAGCATGAAATCCTCTAACACAATCCTGAAACTGTGTTTGAGACTTGTTTTTGTAGTATATAATCTCTTCGTCTATCATTATGAGACCTTCCTTTGGAAAATCTCTAGTATTTCCTACGTCAATGACTGTTGAGTCTAAAGTCACCCCAGAGGACGCTGTAGTCGACTCTACGAGGTCATTAAGCTTGTCTATGTTATAATAGTCATCTAGGTTCTGTATTATATCAACTGGGTTACCTTTTAATTCCAGTGATTTATAGTAATACTTGACAAATTGTATAAAGTCAGGATAATCCTCTTGGATAAACTGAGGCATTTGCTCCTCAAGTCTATCCGAGACTCTAGATTTGGATTCTGGCGAAACCGAGGCATCAATCGGGTCAACTGTAACCTCAGTTTGAGGTGTGACCCACGACGCAACTCTCCACGACGACTGTTCAGCTGGCATTACTAACTATAACTTGATTCTGGTACTACACCTGTTCCAGAAGTGTTAGAACCACTGGAAATTTCATCATCAATTACATTTACGACTAGATTATCTATACCTAATGTCAAATAAGTCTCTCTGAGAGAAACTAGGTCATTAGATTCGGGAATTACAGAAAATTGGAGAATATTATCTGTCGAGTTAACAACTTCAGTAATAACGAGGTCGTTAATAGTAATTTCTCCGTATGTGTAGTCGATAGTTCCCCAGTTACCACCAATATACTGTTTTGAACCATCTGCGTTAACATAATAAAGACGGATGGTTCCCAATCCATCATCATTCAAGTAAAATACCTGATTACCGCCATCAGCACGTTTGAAACCATTAGTTTCCAAAGTTGGTGTATCTAATTGTGCGTTAATTCTGTTTCCAAAGCAAATCTTGTAATTAAATCTCTGATTTAGAGAGACAGGTACATTTTTACGCATTCTCACTTTTGTAATATTGGATGTGATAGCTGGTTCCGCATCATCAATAATTTTTCCCATCTTAGAGTACTTAAACTTACCACCAAACTTGTTAAACTCAGCGGAAGCGTTTAATGTCTCCATTGTACGGTAAATAATCTGCTTTATGTCTTCTTGACTTCTTCTAGTGTTGTTTGGGTTGAAGTAAACATAAGAAACAAGGTCAATAAACAAAACAGATGGATCCATAATCTTTGGTTCTACCGCACCTACTGAATATGAACGTATTTTCTTCGCTACTGCATCTTTTTCAGATATAGAGAGACGATCTGCGTTCTTAGGTTTGATAACAACGATTACTTTACCGTATTCTGGTGGATCTGCCTCTTCACCGCCAAAAGCAACGATAGATTGTACGTTAGGGTAGATCTGAGGTATGATTGCTTCATAGTCCTTAGTTGTTACTGCTCTACCGAAGGCAGAATAGAACTTAGGAGCAGAATACTTGATAGCATCAATGCTTTCTGGAGCCGCACCGCCATCTGGAATGGATGTAAGTGTTAAAGTGATGCCAGAAGTGATAGGAGTGTTTCTAGAGTCTTTAACAGTACCCGCAAATGAGTATCCTGTTAATCCATTAGGTCCTGTACCTATAGATGTTGGGTACTTTACTTCAATCACGTCACCATTAACTAATGCTTCACCTAGAATGCCATCACCAAAGATTATTTCGGGTCTTCTTGTCTCTGCTTCTTCTAAAAAGAAGATTTTACTTATATTGTTTACTGTTGTTATATCTGTTGCTTGTAAATATGCATCAGTGACAGTTCCACGTGATACTTCTACTGTCATAGCTGAAGTATCGGCATTGAAGTTACCTAAGATGAACCTCTGCCTTTCAGAATCTGTTTTTACGAAAGTGTCAGTGATGAATATTCCTTCATATGCTACTACGTCTGTAAATGTTGCCTTACCATCTAGTGTATTAACTGATACTATTAAATCTTTAGGTATAGAGAAGATATAATTCTGTCCACCCTCTCCAGTAAACGATGTAAACACCCCTTTGTTGATTTGTACTGATTCTGGGTATCCTCTACCATTCGCCCCTGTGCCATATATCGTCTGTACGACCACTGTAAAGGTCGCACGGGCACTTCTAGCACTCCTTGGGGTATATCCTATTAGTTTAGCTAACTTTACTACATTTTCCCTTAGAACTGCAGTGTCTAAGTAGTTTTCGTTAATTGCTAGGTTGGCGTTAACCGCTGAATAGTAACTATTATAAGCAAGTACGTCTAAAAGAGTTGACAGAGAGGATCCTTCAAAGTCATAATCCGAAAATTCAGACTGTCCCTGTAGATATGCTTTTAGTTGTGCCTTAATCTCGTGAAATTCTAACGAGTTAACTTGGGTTAGTGCCATTATCGTTTCAATATAACTTCTAGGTTATCAATAACATTAGGCAAGCCAGTAATTAGATAATAAATCTCTACTCTCATATCATTGTCTCTTTCAATGAACTCTGATCTGACAGCATAACAAACCACACGTGGTTCATACTGGTTTATACAATTTTGTATCTGTGCTTCTATGACAGCAGATTGCCCACTCTGATACAATTCAAACAAAGCACCAATAATGTTCCCACCGTACTGAGGTAGGAATGGTTTCTCATAAAAGTTGTATCGAACAATGTTCTTTACAGACTCTTTGATTGCTTCTTCGTTTTTTAATGTATTAACGTCATTCGTTATTGGATTTCTTCTAAAAGTTAGATCAAAATCCTTAAACGCTCGACTTGGTAAGGCACCTTTTGCCATACTATACCTACGTATTCGACCTAGAAGTTATTTAGACACGTTTTCAAAGGGTTTTCTCTTCTTTCTTGGTCTATCTGATCTAGGATCGGTAATTAGGTATCTACAATACTCATTTCCATGGTCGTAGAAGTGATCTGACATGTCTACGGGTATGTTTGCGTTCCTTTTTCCGTCTACAATTCTATTTGCCTTGGCCACGATACTTTTTCCTCGCTTTATTTCGGGATGTAGCAGAGTATATGCTATGTTGCCCTTTACCCTGTCTTGTTTTCTTTGGTTTTGATTCAATACTGTTTCCAGTGTTCCATGTTACTGCCATAATTTTTGTTATCCTGCGAATACGTTTGGTGATCCTGCTGCGACTGATGTACAACCGCCTAATCCGTCTCCTACTCTACCACAACCTTTGCCATTGACAAAGACTTTAGAACTCCCACTACTTATAGAAGCAGAATGAGGAGGACACGGATTACCAGGTTTTAGGTGAGTAGTATTTTTATCTCCCTGACGAGAGATGGGTTTACAGTTAGCGAAAACGTTACCTGAACCCTGTGCTCTAGACATTCCAGAACAGTGGGCTACGTCTGCGTCTCCGACTCGTGTTACTGCGGGCATTTTAACAAGATGGAAATTGATAATTGGATACGAAAGAGCGTATGCCCTCCCACTCATTATATATCTTCAATTCAAGAGTGAATGTTGCGGGAGTCTGTGCTGTCATATTGCCAGAAGGTCCTGATTCCCATTGAACTGTGATATCAAAGAACTCAGAGACATAATTTCTGCCATCTTGGTTCAAATCGTAAAAAACTTTGTTAGAAGGCATGTTATCAGTGCCGACTACAGTGGTTGGAGTAGAGTTGAGGTTAGTTTTGCCCTGTTCGACGTATGTAAAGGAGTCTGAAAAGGGATCTGCTAACGTTCCTGTGATTGAAACGCTTGTTGTACCAGGCGTAATCACTAAATTTGGTTGTGAACCTTGTACAGTGGCACTCACGTTAGTTACAGCAGCTTGATTTGGACTACTAGCACTTGCTGTAGCACTCACTGAGGTGCTCATAGTGAAGTCTGGTCGGGTTTTATCGGGTAAACCCGTTATTTCGTCTGGAGTTATACTTACACTCACTTCTGTTCTCTTGCTTGAAGCATAGTTAGGAAGTTTACCATGTTCTCCATCAACGCATGGTCGTTAATATCATGCGGTGGGTCTGGATACTTAGGCATAAACTTAATTAAATGGTCAAATTTATCGGGAATATCAGAAATTTTATGATATTCTATCAATTCTGTGCCCTGACGAATAACGAAATCGCCTTCGAGGGATAGAAATTGTGCTTCCATGATGTTTTTTACAAATATTTATCCCGTCGTGCGGATGCAACGACGCGATTTTTTGCTTTTCAGTACGAAGTATCAGTAATCGCTAGATTATCGTCTTCGTCTAACGTAATTTCTACGTAATTTAACTCCGTATTATAGGTCCACATGAGTTTTTCCCAGATTGGATGGAAATCTTCCTCATCTACACCTCTCATTATACATCTATCTTCCCAATATAGGTGATAAATCTTAGAGCTTTTCGAGAGAATTGATTTTTTTGTCATGTTCGAGTACTACGTCTACTAATTTTTCATAATTTTCCTTATTTGGTCGCTTCATAAGAAGCTCCATACCATTAAGGCGGGTCTCTAATGCCTCAATTTGTGATTTGAGAGCATAGAGACAGTCAGATATCTCTTGCTGAGTCATTCTTCTATATCAAAACTCCATTGTATAGACTTAATATAGTCAAAAGTACATGAAATGTCTCGGTCACAGTCAATTTCATACTTACGATCACATAAAAATCTCCTCAATTCGTATATTGAAGGAAATTTACCTTGCTGTTCTTGCTTTTCGTCGTAAAGAATGTACTTCATACCCTCTAGCTAGTTAATCTCCCACTAATTATATCACATATTATGAGCAAGTCAACACAAATTAATAAATTCTAAAGGTTGTCTTAAGGATTTGTCCATATGAGCATCGTTCCAATGACGTATATTTCCTGCTACGATAAAACAATTAGTGACAATAAGCTGTATAAAGATAAAAGTACGTATACCCGCTATGATATCTGCCTCTCGATCTGTCTTTCCAGACTTCTCTCCGAGTGCTTTTGCCCAAATTCGCCACATTGAATGATTAAGTTTCTTCTTGTTCAAACGATTTAAAGACTAAAAGTTCTTCTCCATCTTTAACATCGTCCATTTCTGGATGTATATTATACTTCGGACTAGGTTTTGTGTCAAGTGTCATCAGAACAGACGACATACTTCGCCACATAAAGGCAAAAGATGCCCCTAATACTGCTGCGAACGTGATAAAGTATACGAATATTGTTATGTCATTCATCTTCGGTAGGTTCTTTCCCTGTATAGTATGTATAGTAGTCGATTTCTAGGAGTCTACAGAGTTCTTCAAACTCTTCATCCGTCAGTAAGTCCAAGTTCATCTCTCTTTTTGTAGTCAAATTCCTTCTTTTCGTAGTCAAAATAGGGATGGGGTTGAGCAGAGACGACAGGATCCTTAGTTTTGTTCTTGAGAACGATAAACTTATCCTTTGCGAAGGTTCCTGCTACCTGTACGACAATCTCCTCACCATCCTTCCAGTTTATCTCACCTTTGAGGTTGGTGTGAAGCATTGCTTCCTGTATCTTGTCAATCAACTCTTGAGTGAGTTTCATTTCTTAAATGCTCCAAATTTATTTAATACGTATAGTCCGAGTACAACCCAGAATATAAGTTCGAGTGCGTAGTTAGTCGTCATGATCATCCCAAGGGTCGGCAAGTCCTTTGTTAGCAAAGAAAGCTTTGTATATTCCAAATCCTGCTAGGATTGTGGTAATCACTGCTACTGATATTCCAAACGTGATGTTGGGGTCAGCGTTGTAGTGAGGTATGATAGCGTTACACTTAGTCCAAGTACCTGGTAGTGTATACACAGGGGGGCACGATAACAGCATATCTCTTATCGCATACATTTCAGCTCCAATCATAGGGGGGTTTTTACCTCAGAAAAAATTTTTGAATATTTTTGAAACGCACGTACCCACTTTTGTAGGTTAGAGCGTTGGGACTCTTTTATTATAGGGGGGCGGGGGGCGAACCCCCGCAGACTGTCCCTGCGACTCACCCGTGAAAGAGTGGTCGCATATAGTCTTTGAACTCCTCACGCATGTGATCCGCTAAGATCCATAATTGTTTCTCTGTGAGATGTACGTATGCGTCACCTAACTCAGTAACTATCTCATCGTAACATGCTTGAGAGATGCCCTTATTAGTTAGGTCATACTTATGTAGTTGAACATGATTAAAGAACATGATTTAGAATCCTCCGTTAAGTGAATCGTTTAGTTTCTCTATGTAATCAGCATATGTGTCATGCTTATTACCTAGTTTGGTGATCCAGTTGTTATACCAATAACAATTAGATCCGTCCTCTAGTATAGGATCAGCGGTTAACTCACCGCCTACCTTACGTGTGAGTGTGGTTGTACACTCACTCTGTGTATATCCTTTCTGATCTAACTGTGGATAAAACTCTTTGAAATCTGAATTGTTCATAATGATTAATTAACTGTGTATAACCCTATTATAGTACGTACTGTATATAAACGGGGGGGTTATCTGTGGATCGTAACAATTCGTTACTTAGACTCGATAGGGTCGTAATCCCACGGTGCGGGTTCGCAAATCTTCTCAATGAGTGAATCGAATGCGTCTTCGGTTTCGTCGTCGATCCATCCCATGTCTATGAAATATCTCGCCATCTGGACTATGACCTCTTCCTCTGGTTCGGTCATAGTTAGCGTTCTTTCCCAGTTAACTGTCATTTACCAATCCCCCTTAGCGTCAGCATAAACGTCTTCGTTCCAGTGTTCATTCTCTTTAAGAATGCCTAGGTTACGAGCGATTGCGTCGTAATATGCCATAGCACTGCGGGACATTCGTCCGCATGAATAGTCCCAACCTAACTCTGTGAAGTCTTCGTAAAGTTTGTCGACGTTTACTCTCATTAGTTAACCTCCATCCATTTAATGTCTGCCTTGGTGCCGACCTTGAAAATACAAATCTTTTCCATGTACTCTGTCGCCATGTCTAATGCTG